CATCATCAAGTGTTTGAGGTGATGCAATAGCGAAGCCGTCTGTTGATTGTTTAGCCTTTGTCTTTAACGCGTTTTGAATCTCGGTAACAACCTTTAATAATTCTTTTGCTTCCTCAACGGCAGATGTAAACGCGTCTTTAGCGATTATATCCTCTCTCGTTATTTTACCGCTTTCAGCCATTTTGCTTAGGTCTTATTTTTTTTAATGCTTTGAAATAGGTATAGTATTCTGCTACACTTACTTTTTTAATATCAATTTGAAACCCCATTTCATGTTCTAACACTCCTTTAATCTCGTAAAAGTCGGAACGGCTGTTTGTTTCTGCTCTTAGTGCCTCAATCTCTATTTGACAAATCTTAATAAACGCGCTCAAACTTCTATCCTCTGTTATTGCCATTCGTGCCTGTAACAATACTAATTCTTTTTCCTTCTCTAATGCCTTTATAAACGATTCACTAAAGCCAAAACGCTCAATAAATTGTGTCATTACCTTGTTGCCAAAGTACGAAGTAAGTAACCCAGCTTTGCCTTTCCTACTTAGCCACTTATCGTCCTTATCTTCGTGCCATTTTAACCAGTTATAGATTGGCATCTCCTCAATACTACACCAATAGTTCTTTGCGTATGCTTTCAATAAAATACGGTGTAATAAGTTCACTAACCATTTGCTTGCTCTCTTTAGAGAGCCCAAGAACATCGGGATAAACTTGCGCCAAATCTGTGTTTTCTTTGATTGTGTCGGCTGTGATTTTGAACCCGTCATTTTCTACTTTTATTCTAAATGATTTGTAAAATTCTCCAGTATCTTTTAGCGTGATGTGGTCTGTTCTGCCATCGTTACCCAAACTTCGCGCTAAAGGCTTATAGTATTGAACCGTTATTGTTGCATACTCACCCAAAGAACGACCTTCACTATCTACACCACCCTCGTACATTTGCTCTAAATTGAAATCAATTATTTGCGCTTGTACGTTGCTATCTTTCAATATTTCAACAAACAATTTATCCGCCTTGCTTTCTAAGCCGATTATTTTTCTCAACAAATCAGCCAGCGCTTTCATTGTTTACTTATCGCTTTTCTTTTTCTTCTTAGGCTTGATTTGTGCATCTGTGTTTGCCGGCGCTTCTTTTAACGCATCTTCTGCCCACACTATACCCTTCGCTTTGCACTCTGCTTTTAGAGTCGCCCAAATCTTATCTAAGCCATCAGTAAGCTGGGGAGTGCCTTTGTACATCGATACAAATTCATCTTTCGTTAAACCAGCCACACCATAAAGCGCGAAGGTTACACCGCCAACTTTTAAAAATTCATTTTCTGCTGCCATTGTTTTAGTTTTAAAAAGGGAGAGCCGAAGCCCTCCCCTTAGTGTATTATATTGTGATAGTATTCGTTGTTACCGCTGCGAAGTTGTAACCGTCTTTAGTGATGGTTAAACGAAGCACATCAGCAACCGTTTGCGAAGCAAAGTTGATTTGATAAGTGCCATCAGGACTTTCAGCAATAGATGTAATAGTTACCGAAGCACTATCAGTTACATTGTAAAGAGCCATGTCGCCAGCTACTAAACCTTCCACTAAAATAGGATTCAAGAATGAACCGTATTGTGTTTTTAAAGTAGCTTTAAACGATGTTTGACCGATTGCAGAATATGTTGAAGTAACATCTAATAAACCGTTTAACAAGCTAATATCTGTGCTCATTTCGTCTGCTTCCAATGTTCTCAATCTCTCATCTTGTACATCTAAATGCCAATCGAAAGCTAAGTCAATTTTCTGAGTCGTTGCACCTGAACCCGTTTTGATTAATCTTGCAGAGATTGAACCGTTGTCGATTCTAATTGGTGCTAAGTAACCAGTGTTAATCATTTCGCCTACTAATTGTTTTGATTTAGTAATACCAAACAAACCCGAAACTTTACATTTCTTATCGTTGATTTTACCAACCATTTGAGGAGAAACAGCACCAGCGTTATTACCTAAAGTAGTAATCATTGTTTTAACTGAACGAATACCAACTTGTCTTTCGATTTTAGTCTTGTCATCAAAAGTTTCAAAGTCAGAATCTGCGCGCTCATCCACCATGTTCTTAACGAATGGTAAAGGATACCAACGCAAAGTTTCATCAGCGTTATTTACAAGCGCGGTAAAATAAGCTAAGTTGAATGTATCTGTCAAATCAATTTCATTGATAGTACCATCTTCCTTAAAGTAAGATACTTCGATGAATTTCTCTACCACTTCCATGATAGGGGTACAGCCAAACCCTGTGTTAGCGACTGTAAGACTGCAGCAATTTGCCATAATTTTAAATTTTAAAAGTTATTATTTATTCATCAAATTTAATTCAATTTATAATTGCCAATTTTTTTTGTTAGCAATACCCACCGCAATCGGTCGGCTTTCTTAATTCAAGCGAAATTCTCAACTCAACACCACTCAATTTATCTTCAAACAATGTCGATTCAAAGCCTTTGTTATTCACGTACACTCCGAAGCGAGAAAGGTTAGTTAGTTCGTAATCTCTTATTTGCTGAACTCTCACTTGTTTGTTAAGCGTATCAATAAAGTGTTGCACCAATCTTTGCATCGGCTTGATGCTGTTATCGTAAAAATCGTCAATCTCCCAATCTTCAAAGTTAGCATGAGTAAGAAAGAATAAACGCAAATCACTCACACGCTCGAACTCATCTACATCTTCATTAAACCGTTCGCTAAAGATTTCAAGCAAATAGACAAGCGGTGTTTTATCAGTATCGAATTGGCGCTTAGTTAAAGTAATGTTTGTTTCTTTAACCGTCCCGTGAAAAAAGTAAACCGTTGGTAACGTGAATGAACTAACAACTATTGCAGCACTACCACTTAGAGTAATCACACAGCCCGAAATCGAACTTACGGTGTAATTGTTACTGCCTATTGATAGCACAATGCTTGGTTGAATCCATTTAACATCATCAACGGTAATGGTATATACACCGCCTGAGGGGTTGGTAGTGCTTAGTATTGTTATTGTTTTATCTACGGCAGTTAATACGCTGCTTAAATAGTCTATTATATCTGTTTTGTACATCATAATATTGCGCTGTATTTAGGTGCTAATTGTAAACCATCGTACTCAGGATATGTTGCTGCGTTTACATGAATATAGTATTGAACCGCCTCCCAATCGGATATGATTCCATTGTGTCTAATCTCGCCCATACGCGCTGCACTCTCTCCCGTCATTACTATACCTACATCGCCCAAAGACTTAGCAACACCGCTTTGAGAATGATGCGCTTGAGTACCTTGCACGTATAAGCAATAAATAATACCTTTCAATATTTCTTTCATTCCTCTACTCTCGAATATTCTACCCTCTGTGTAATACTCTTGTAATAGACTAACACCGTTATTTAAGCCACTTACTTGAATTGCCAATGGATTAAAAACATTAACGTATCTCGCACCAACGGGCACGTTATTGACTACCGTTGCAATGAACAAATCACCAAGTGTTAAGCCTAACAATTTACGGATATATGTTTTTTCAAACTCATCAATATAGGCTTGCAATATTGGTGTAGTGTATGTTGTTTGAGCGATGTAATAAAGCCCAGTGAAGTCTGTTGTTTTTACTAAGATTGATGCCATAATTATAAATTTATCTTTAAAAAAAAGGTGGGTTTTTTACCGCCCACCTCCAAACAAAACAAACAAAGCGTTTTTTAGATTATTTCGGCAATGCCTTTCGCTACTAATAACGAAGCAATATCACCGCTTTCTTTATACACTTCACCTTTTTTAAGGTGTTGAGTGTCTTTGATTATTTTAATTGACACGTTGCCAGTAATAGCAGCAACTTCTGCAACTTCGATAACCTCTACTTCTTTTACTTTCTTAGCCATTTTTTATAGTTTTAAAATTAAAGGGTGAGGTGTTTTAATTCCTCACCCGATTAACTATGCGTTCAACGCTGTTTTCGCAGTTGTGAATGAACCAGTAACCAAAGATAACACTCTGTTAGACGGCACGTAGCAAACTAATCTCATTTCCGCAAGGATAGTGATTAAGTTTTTAGTGAAGTCATCATTTTCATGACCCATTGAGATAGTTGCATCTTGTCTCATTCTCACGTTAACTTGAGAGAAATCACCAAGCAAGAATGTACCAGCTGTGATGCCAGTGTTTTTAATAACTGGAATACCGGCGAAAGTAGTAACACCATTGCTCACTACGAATAATGAAGGTGCAACATAACCATTGTCAGTTGCTTTAGTCAACTCCATGAAAGTAGCATCTGTTGGGTGTAACACGATTGCAGAAGGTAAGTAGTTAGCAGCCTCAACTTGGTTGATTGCAGTACGCAATACATCGAAGTTGTTAGCAGCAGTACCGAAAGTACCAGCAAAAGAACCAGCAGCATAAGTAGTTGATTGAGTAATGATACCATTCAAGTTCGGAGTAGTACCGTTACCGCTTAATACACCGCTATCAGCTTTCAATGCAATAAGTTCAATTAAGTTGTTTCTGATTTCTGCTTCCATGAAAGCAACATCATCTAACATTTCCATTGATACTTTAGTATATGCTGTTACTTTCTCTACTTTCGCAGATTTTTCGTTTACATCGAAATCTTCTTGAGTCTTAGCAGCACCTTCGGCAGTCATACCAGCTGTGCCCGGGTCGTTGTTAGCCATTTCAGCCCATTGAACATACATTTTATCGGTTCTTCCGAAGTTAGTAAGGTCGATGATGAATGGTCTTCTTCTCTTAGTTGTTACCAAGCCAGTTGAAAAAGAAGCTAATTGATAAGGGATACTGTTAGTACCTACCGCATCAATGTTAGCAGTGGTCATAGTACCAGCCGCTTTAACATTCATCTGAGCGCTAAAGCCTTTTTTCTTCATATTTGCGCCATTCTCTTTAACGATTGATTTGTAACCGTCAACGAATAGGTCAGCAAGTGATTTGTAAGATTCTGTTTTCTCTACGGCTGCCTCATTAGCTGCTTTCAATTTAACAATCTCACCGTTCACTTCGCTTTTCAATTCTTCTTTAGCTGCTTTAACTGCCTCTAATTCGGCTTTTAAACTTGCTACTTCGTTTAATGATTCGGCTTTCACCGCGTCAAGTTTTTTACCAACTTCAATGTTGATAGCGTCTACTAACGCTTTTTGGTCTTGTGCTTCCATTTTTTAGAAATTTAGATTTTTAATAATTTGATTTACGTCGAATTTTGGTTTTATCGTTTCGCTTGATTTTGCTTCGCTCGGCACTTTTGCAAGTGTGGGCTTATCAAAGGTTTCGGCTACTTCAATCTCTTTTAATATTTGCTTGAATTGTTTAATTTGTAGTTCAAACGTGCTTAGCATTTCATCGCTTTGCATTCCGTTTTTCACCGTATATTCAAGCTGGTTTAATTTGCTTACAAGTGCTAAGGTCATTGATTCTTTACTACCGCTTTTCACACCTAAGAATGGTGTTAATGAATTTGCACCAAAGGCAACGGTTGAACCCTC